CATATATTTGACTAGCATCCGCAATTATATTGTCAACAGCTATTGAAACAAGTCTGCCTAATATTTTAATATCTCCGTTTTTAAATTCCATCATTCTTCCTCCAATTCTATTAACAATTCAAACGATGTAGCTTGTAGTGCATTACTGCTACGATAGCAATAATAACCTTCTTTCTCTTCTACGGCTTCTACAGGAACCTTAAATCCAGAAGAAGTAATATCTGCGATAGGCTTAGTAGAACATATCCACAGATAATTTCCAGCCTCAGGATTATTGAGCGTCATGCGCTCTGTAAGATCTTGTACAGGAGAAAGAGAATCGAAAGAGAGGTCTTCTGCTGTTTCTGCAGTAGAAAATCCTACGTACTCGTTCCCAAGTAAGTTTACAACAACATTTCCAGACATTCCAGATCCTCCGCAAGTTAATGTGAATATAACACCTTTATCTATAGTATAAGTATGAATATTATTTCTACCGTAACCTTTTTCAAATACCTCTATTTGAATTATAAGCCTATACTTTCCTACTTCGGCTTGCTCACAAGCAGGGAAGAAACATTGATAAGCGTTTGGTATTGAAAGTGGTTCGTGTAAAGCGTGATATCTGGGAATACCAAGTTGATGCCATCTATTACCACAAGGAGCGTATGTCATGCCGCAACAGTTGTGTGTATGACAACCACAATGTCTATTGAATACATAGTATTGCCCACCGAAATGTGGCGGTACATGATAGCAAGGATGTCCACAGGTATTTACACAATATTCGTTCGGTATATATTGGTGAGACAGCGGGGCTAGAGGAAATCTACAAGCTGTGCGGTGCGCACACATGTTCATTAACCAGCAAGTCATTCTTTTAATGCTGGTCTCATCTATACCCAAACTTCCTATCGAAAATTGGATAGTTATATCGTTGCCTATTTGTATATCCATTTGTATATAAATTTAAAGCTGAAGCTGAGCCTTAGCTCTGCCCCAGCTTTAATTAGTTATTATTCTTCTACAACAGTAGGAGCTGTTGCGGGATTTGCTTCGAAATTAAATGCGCCAGTTGTCTTAATTCGCTTTGGAGTACCATCAATAAATGATGCTATAGCGCTCCATGTTGAATCCAGCATACTAAACTGATCGCTGGAAGACTTTGGAACATAAATCTCAACAGTCTGCTTTGTCTTACGGAAAATATCGTCTGCTGCGCGATACATGTTCTCAAATTCAATCGTAATCGCGTCGTATTTTCCGTTAGGATCGGCAACGATAGATGGCTTCAGATCGTACCACTCGCAACGATGAATAACTCCTGTGTAACCAAGAGCATTCTTCTCGCGCTCGAGCACGTACTTACCGGCACCTGCACCAACTGTTCCAGGAATCTTCTTAATCTCAACAGGAAGCTCGTTTTTGTTGCTAGAAGCAAAACCAGCTGCGTTTGGATTTGTGTAGTACATAGACACGTTGAAGCGCACAGTAGCTGTTGGATTCTCTCCATTTGGATCCATATCGTCGTCGTAAGGCATAGCTACAAGAGTAAGCTTGTTGCTTGCTGCAGATGCGATTACACGAGCGCGTTTAGCTTGCTTATTGATAACGGCTTTAAACTTTGCTGCCAGATCAGTTTCGTCGCCCTTGATGATGTAGTCATAAGACTCTGTCCATTGACGATAACGAGTAGGCATATCCTTATAGTTGATACGAAGGACTGCTACGCATTCTTTAAAATCAGCTGCATTTACGCCGGAGAAATCAACTGTTACCTTATCTTGAATATCTTCACGCTGTGTAGTCGTTGCAATATTCTTAATGTCGGCAATCTTGATTTCATTAGACCATTTAACGTTTGCGTGGTATGTTACAACGCCGTTCTTATCTACGGTAGTAGTATAACCTTGACCAACAACGCCGATTTTGATTTTGTCGGTACGATTTGTTTCTGGATGTGCACTTATAGGAATAACTACCATCTTGCCCTTCAGAGCATCAATTGCGGCTGCCTTTTGAGTGGCAGTTCCTTCAGATACTTTAAGATCATCGGTGCTAGTAAGCACAACCTTATAGTTATCGCTAGCTGCTTGTGTCATAACGAAGTTCGACACGAGCACTGTATTTACATATGTAATCATAATTGTTTAATTTTTTCTACTCCCCCTATACACAAAGACTGGACCTAACCAGCTGGGGTTTCCACGTTAAAATTATTGTTTATTATTCTTGTGTATTAACTTCTGCCGTAATTGTTTTGTAGCGTTCGTCCTTCTTGTTCTCAATGTACATTTGGGCTGCCATTTTAATAATTTCCGGCATTATAATTGCTTGAAAATCCGTATATTCAGATGTTGGATTTTCGAGAGTTATTTCATTGGGATGTCTAAGATACCCCAACGTAAATTTTGTTATGTTATAGTTTTTATCAGTAAGCAATTTAAAACCTTCATCTGAGCGTACTCTTAAAGGTCTTGCTCTATGATATCTGTAGTGGAAGTCTGTAAGACTATTGTTGACACGATACATGAAGCTATCTGCTGTACATTCAAATACGCACGTGTTCATTTCGTGTCCACCTTCAGTGTCAGTAATAACTACGTCTTCATTTAAAGCGAATTGGAAGTCTTCCGGATAAGTACATTGATATTCGTTATAACTGGGATACTCAACCGGTCCCGTTAGCGGAAGTTCCACTTCTTTAAATAAGTCTATTAGATCTATTCTACGTTTCTCATTCTGCTCGTATGATGTACGATGTATGAAGTCCGTATTAAAACGTAACTTCATAAACTTTGCAACACCTTGATTTAACCAGAATAACGATTCGTCGGTGTTAGGCTTTTCTATAGCGTTGTCTAGGAGGTTAATTTCCCTTTCAAATCCCTCAAGGATCTGTAAATTTGTCATATATGTCATTCGTTATCCTCCTTTCTTCTACGTCTCCTATTGCTGCTCAGCTAAAGAAGAAATTTATATTCTTGTACAAACATATCAACAGCACCTTTCACAAGCTCATCAAAACATGACATAGGTAGTTCGCAATAATCAAATATTGGACCACTTTCGCTACTGCCGATTATATCAAACACGTGAGGCTTCTTATAATACGTAAGTAGTACAGAGTTCACATTCGTATACTCATCTACTAACACACTGAGTAGCCCGTCGTGCAATACTGCTAACGGATGTGTAATTATAGCCCCTTGATTTTGTGCTATATTTTGAATTTGTTGTACGTCGTTTGTTTTTACTAATTCGTTCTATATTCGAGCACCTGGAGATGCGTATGTGTGTTTATAGTCACTTGTTATCTGAGTCCAACTGTAGATATATTGCAGGAAATCTTCCGGCAGATTATAGTCTACGTGTTTCGGAAAATATGCGTTGTTAGGATTTTGACCTGTTTGATCAGGAGTATATCCTTCGCAGATCAGATTACTAAGTATAGACTAGATCTTTTTATGCTATTCAGAACCTTGTTCAACTTGAGATAACGCCAGAATCAAGGACTTAACATAACGCGATTGATATTCATTTAAGTATGAATATATAGTGTTGGTATCTAGCTTTTCTTGTATTTCAAATGCTGGATACGTGGTCTAGAGTCTACGTTCAAACTCTATACCTAGCTGTCTTGTTTCTTCGGCTGTCATGATTCAAGTTGTCTAGTTTGTACTTTAGTTGTTAATCTTGGAGACTCTACATTCTCAGTTGCCATAATAATAGCCAGATTGATAAGCTCTTCTATCATAGAATCAGAAAGCACCACTGTATCTGCGAGAGTTTCATTGTCTACAGCATCTACAAAATGATCTTTCTTTTCTATATACGTGACAGTTAAGCGCGGAAGAATATAACTATTAATGTCAAAAAGATCTACAAACACGTGTATAATATTGTCTTGTATACAGCATACTGGATCTTTTATCCACGGTACATTATTCCTAGTAGCTTTAAATCTGTCTACATCATTGCTTCCGACTATCTGTACTATTCTGCTATTTACAGGGCCGTCTAAACTTGTATCCGCACTAGTGCAACTTATCGAAGCAGATATAAAATAAAGAAAATCTCCTTGATTTGGAATGTCGAATATAATCTCGTTTGGGAAATTACCGGCCGGTGATGCGCTTATGCCTACCGAATTAATTAGCGATTGCAAGTCTTCTATTGCCTTTATATCGCCGTCAAATGCAACTTGTCTCGGGTTGTTACCTGTAACTTTCTATGCCACAAGCGCTAAATATGCTTTATCGAGAAGTGTAGCTATTTCGTAATCTGTAAGAGACGGATATGACGAAGTTACGCTATCTTTGTCATATTCAATAAAAAACTTTCTAAAAACGTCTTGGTACGTCATATGTCGTCCTTTATGTTAAATTATTTAGATTCTACTTGATTTATAATAGCAAGTTTGAGATCTTGATTCTTTTTAGCATCGAGATACGCAATAGCATCTTCTTTGGAAGAAGCAAGTAATTCTGTACCGTAATAGTACTGAGTGCGGTCTTTTCTGATAACACCTTTTGCAATAGCTTCTTCGAGTAAGAAATCTGTTTCTTTCTTGTCGTTGTTTACCCAAATATCAAAGAACTTCTGTGCTTGCTTATCTACAAGATTGAACAATGTAGATTCTACGAGCTCGTTAGATAGATTATCAGACTTAACTCCAAACAAACGCAGACACTTGCGCATCTGATCAAGAGTAAGCTTGTCAAACTCACGAATAGCCTCTCTACGTACTTTATTTTGCTTATTCTGTTCTATTGCTTCTGCTTGGCGATTAATCAATAGATAATCTTTACCTGCAGTAAGCTTATCGAGTGAAGTAGCAACTCTCTTGTGACCGCTAAGGAATTTAATGATCATCTCTTGGCGCGGAATAGAATCATCTAGTACAACGCCACGCTGCCCCACCTTCACACAGAATGTCTTCCAGAAGTCGCTAGTACGAGCTAACGTACCTTCTTCGTATCCTAATGCTTTCTCAAACCTTCTTTCGTCCTCGGGCGTTAAACCCGTGTAAATCGACCCGGAGCGTGTAAAGTAAGGAGAAATATAATCAAAACATGCCTTATACTTTACAAAACCTCCCCAGGGATTGTTCTTTTTAATTTTTAGTTCAACTACCATAATTATTGATAATTAGTATGTTGCGTACCGGCAGGGGGCCGGTTGGCCCCCGTCGAATACGTGTTGTTTTAAATGTTATTAATCCTTTGACTCAACTGCCATGCTCTCAGAATCCTCTGCGTCGCAGTACAGAATGCCGCAAGACAGTGGATTACGCAGCATGATACCCTCCTCACCGAGGAAGTGCACTTGATAACCGTCACGGCTGTTCGAACGCAGTGTGTTGATGCTGTTGCCATAACCACTTGGGATTACAGAACCACCAGTACACCACTGTACGAACTCACGACCCTTACGGCAAACCTTAACGATGTTAGCCTGACCGTCGCGCATACCGAGATCAACGAACAGGAATGTGTAAGACATCAGTGGCTTACCTGTCAGTGGGTGAAGTGTACGGAACATTTCCATGTTGTCAAAGAGAGCACAACGCTTAACTGTAAGCTCGATACCGTTCACCATCTTATAAGTTGTGAACTGACCACCGAGTGTAAGCTCCTGACCACTACCAGTGATGAACTTGGTGTCAACCACTGTGAAGCCAGCTGCCTTCTCCTTCAGGATACGATCGAACTCACGAATACCCATCTCACCAGTGAGAGCAATGAACTTGCGCTCATTTGTACCAATGAGGTTGTAGCAGAGATCGAAGAGGTAGTCCTCAAGAAGCTCAGTTGTAAGAGTTGTGTAATAACGTACGTTAGCTGGAGCGATCTGCTCGAACAGACCAGCCATTGTTGGAACTGGACGTCCGTTTGTGCCCTTCAGGTTGTATGTACCGTCAGCATTACGGTTGCTATGAGCGAAGAGAAGCTCTTTCTCCTCACGCTTCTTCCACTCGCGGAGAGCGAGCCAGTACTGATAGTCAGACCACAGATAGCTCTTCTTACCAGTCTCAGGATCTGTGAGCTGGATAGCGAGAACTGTGCTGTATGCGTCACCAGTGATATCGTATGTCAGACGGAGAGTCTGCAGGTGGTTACGCATCTTGAATGGAGTCTGATAGTTGATGATATCAGCCTCATCGCTGTACTCCTCATAAGCTGAACCGAGGCGGCTCACCTGACGACCTGGGAGAAGATATTCAACTGGGATATACGATCCAGCAAATCCCTCTGCTACGTATACCTCATATACCCATGTGCTACCATCTTGATAAGGCAGACCGTTCACACGAACTTGGAAGTTAATGTTGTCAAAGTTGAGAATTGCACCTGGCATTTTCATTCATACGGAGTCGTTAATTCCGTATCGTTAGTATTCGACAAGATACTAACTGCTTCATCTTTCGATGAAGATTTGACTATATCACGATCCAAATTGGATCCTCTGTACTTCGGGCCACTTGACCCTACACCGTGGTTAGCGGTTAGTCGATGAACCTTCAAATCTTATATGATTTGCTTGGCTGCTGATTGTCCATTTTCAATATTATGTATATCTCTATATCTTTAAGTATTACTCTATGGTCTAAAGATCTTTAGGATGTTCCAGCAATTCTCAGAGTTTTTCGATATATATTTCTATATAAAGCGGCCCTTATGCGGTGCAAGCATATAAACCGAACCAACGCTCCTCGAGACCGAGGTAGATAGGTGTTTGGTTGATACCAGGAGTAACTGGATCACCAGGCTTGATAACGTTGCCGTTCCACTTAGCCCAACGAATGTTAACAGCATGGTCGCTGTCGATCATTACGTCCCACTCAAATTCGCGGTTGTCAATAACCATTGTACGGCCGAGACCGCCTGTAATCATGTCGATAGCGGTTGAAACGCCATCGTCCTTTGTACCAAATACAAGAGACAGAAGTCCTGCTACCTGATGAGGACGTGTCAACATTGCATTTGCGATCATGTTTTCGTCAACAAGATCAGAGAAACGCTTTCCTCTATAAAGCTGAAGATTGTTTAAAAGTGAATTGTTCATATTAATTTATTAGATTGCTCATCATAGGTATCTTGACGCTATATCCCATGCTTGAGGTTGTTTTTCATCCGAGGCATTTATTGTAGAATGGTTTTTAGTTTGATGCCTCAACATTGTTCTAAGTTTATTTGCAGCAGATGTCTGACCATTACGTTTTGCCTCGCCAAGAAGAGCGTCGCCTTTCATAGTAAAGTATGCAGATTCAATGAGGTTATTTACCATATTGCCATTGAAATCTTTTTGATACTACGTAAGACCATCTGCATCGGTTTTTGTTATATAATCAAGCAGAGCCTTTCTATCTTCCTTAGGTACAGCGATTCCGCGAATATTATCAAGTTTCGAAATGCTAGTATTTAAGTCTGTCATAAATTGACGCGCTTGCTCTTCTTGATTTCTTTGAGCGGCAGCCTGCTGCTCTTGCGCCACTCGAATCTGTTCAGCTCTAATTTGTTTAAGTTGAACCAAAGCATCCTGTGCTTCATCCTCGAGCATATCGGCATCTTCATACCGCTCAATTTTACGATTGATCTGCTCGTCATTAAAGCCTTGCAGCTTCATATATTCGCGTACAATCGTCTTTTGGTTGGACTCATCCTCGGTGTCAATGTTATCATACGATATCTGTTGCTGTTGTGCACGGTAGAAGTCTTCAAAATTACCACCGTTCTTCACATAAGCATCAAGCTGCGCGATTCTGTCATCAGCATATTCTGGAGTAGAGTTAGTCTCTACGATATCGTTGATATAATCGATGAGGCCTTCGATCGTATTAGGTTTCTCATCTTCATTGACATCCCAATGAAGAGCTTCGGCGAAGGCGTCAAAGAATGTAGCAACTCCTGCCGCTTCCTGCGGATTTACTTCTTCGGTTTCTACTTCTTCTTCGTCGTCGTTCTCCTATTGTTGTTTTGATGCGTCTTCCATCTATTTTAATACTTCGTCAGGAATATCTGACTCATCCACATGATCCTCAGTATCAGCGTTTGACTGATCTGGTTCTTCTTTTTGTATATCGTCCTCATCGTCGCCGTAGATCACATCATTGATCTGTGTTACACCCTCCTGGTACTCAGGGTTATCAAACCCGAGATCACCAGAAACGTTGTCTAACAACGATGGACTTTCTGTCTTTTTCTTTGCCATATAATATTAATTAATATTTATGTTATACTTTGTTTCGCAGTATGTTCTGCGTATATTTATTTAGGATCTCACCCACAATATACTATCTCCTGTACTGGAGTTAAATCAAGATCTGAACGCCTAATTAAAGAATAAACTAATCCTTCTACTCGTGCACCAAGACTCTTACGATCTTGTACATCTTGTTGTGTTACATTATAGGTGGTAACAAACTCCATACGTTCTCCAGGCATTAATTCGTCAATATTGTCGGGTAAAGTTAAATCTACCATTTCGAGATCCTAGTATCCTTGTAGATAATCGCACGACTATAATCGTATATTGCTTACTGGAACATTGCCAATATTTTCTATACCGACAGTAAACTGCACTGCTTTTGGCTCTGTTGGGAGCGAATACGAAACTGTCATATATAATGATGTATTCTCGGTTGCTTCAAGAGGTCGTGGTGGTATATGAAGCTCTATTTCGTATGCTTCTGGATGAGTTTCATATTCGTAAGAAAATATCTATTCTATTGTGCGTTTATGTAAATCAGTAGGACTAACGTAGTCCATTGTTTTCAAGTTCAAAAAGTCTTCAAACGTAAAATCGTTCTATTCTTCATTGAAGAATGGCGCGATACAAGATGGCACTCCAGTTTGCGAAAGATTAGAAAGTTCTTCTGTAGTAAAAAATTCAGAACCAAATTTAAAATCAATATGTTCGGTATGAGTTTGCGGATCTTCTATAAAAGATACAGTTCCTACTTCGTAAATCTTATTTTTTCCAATTTTGTGTCCAAAACTACGAACTACTCCGTTATTCATTTCTAGCACCATTGCGCTAGTAGTGCAAGCAAGATTCTAATACTTTTCTGGAATAGGATCAGGATTTGAGCTTGTTTTAATAAGGTTTCTAGATCCTCCATAATGCAATATGCTTCCAAATAAATTTACTGCCCTGTCATTATTCATTGGCATGCAGGCGGCATATATATGTATCTTACCGCCAATAATCTAATCGTCGCTATCATCCGTCTTCCACTCTGGCATGTCATGTATTATATTATCACTACCCCTCATGCCGTCGAGATAGTATGGTTCTGATGTGGAGATATATGTAGCTCCTGTTCTATGTATATATTTCATTTCAAATTAATTTGTTAATATACTATTCTGTTAATCTGTTACTCGCTATACTCTGCAATATCATATATGTGGTCTGCTGCATTTGCCCAGCCACTCGCAGCCTTATAACTATTCACACTCTCTGTAGGAACGTATATCTTGTAGTCTGGGTTCCATTGCCCAGCTAAAGCTGTAGTAAGAGCATAGGTAGGAGGGGTAGTAGCATTCATTATAATTGTCTTCAAATTATAACAAAATCTTAAAATATTATTTTGCATACCTGTTGTAGAAGCAGGAAACACTACTTTTGTGAGAGCATAGCAAGAATCAAACATTACTTGAGTATTACTTGCAGTAAAACTACATGTCCAGTTAGACATATCCATTTCCTGAAGGTTAAAACACTGACTAAACATATAGTTAAAATTGGTACACTTTGAGAAATCAATAGCTCTCCCACTAAAAGAACACCTTCTGAGAGAAAAGCAGTACTGGAACATGTTCGCCACTTGCGTTACTTTCCCAAAGCTATAGTCTCCGAAGATAACCTCTTGTAATTTATAGCATTCCAAGAACATCTGCGAAAGATATACGGCCGAAGAAAACACCCAAGTACTTATATCTATTGTTTCTATCACACGACATCCGCTAAATGTGTACCTATAGTCTGTCGTGGTAGACGGCACTGGAAGATTTTGAAAGTCGGCACTTCTCAAACTGCTACAATGCTGAAAGGCACCTGATATTTGACTTATTGTAGGCATGTTTTCTCCAAAATGAAGATTCTCTAAAAGACTACATCCTGCAAATATATAACCAAAGTTCCACCCACTTGTATTTATAAAATTGTCAAAATCAAGTTCCCTGAGTTTACTATAAGCAAAGCCATAGAGTTGTGTAGCAGACAAATACCATGTAGTTCCAAACTCTATATGTTCTATGTCACTATAGGCAAGAAAATATGAATATATAACCATAGGTCTGTTGCTGTTAGTATTATACCACTTAAACCTTTTGAGTATATTACTTCCCCAAGAATAAGCGGCATTTGCAAACCCAGGACAGTTACCTTGTATCTCAAGGATTTTATTTGTGCCTCTAAACGCCATATAACCGTCTTCTCCCGCAGAAGAAAAGGTAAAGTTGTAGGCATACCACGAACTATTTGTATAAAGTTTATACACCACATAGTTTCCCTCATTCGTAGGTAAAAGATGTGAAACAACTTCACCTGCTGCAGTTGTTGTATGAGTCCACGATAATACCAACTCTCCGTTTACTACTTTATATCGTTCTATGACACTATTTGCGTTTGAACATCTTACCCAGAAATGGTCATTGTTTGTAGCAGAATTAGCTATTCTGTCTCTGCAATCGTATAGCATAACCATAGTATTGGGATTGTTCCCTACGTCAAAAGAATCCAAATCAGGCCAGTCGGCCGGTCTTTTGAACTTCCAATCGTGTGTCCAATACTCGCTTCGGTCTTCGCCCTGCTGTATCTGCGCTATATAGTCATCGTACACATCAATCTTTGCCGTTGATGGCACAGTGACACCCTTTGCCTCTATTGCGGTCTTTATATCCGCTTTTGCAGTATTAAGACGTGTAATTTGGTCTGCCACACTCATGCCATACCTCCTTCCTCTTCTATGGGTGCTTCCTCTTCGTGGAAGTCCTCTGGCAACTCAAGTATAGGAGCATCGAGGACATTGCCGTTATAATCCCTATATCTATAACCTAACAACACCTCACTACCGAAGTCAAGACCATCTGCTGTCCTGACACACGTCATTCCTTCATCGGCTACAAGCCTCTTTGTTGGTGTGCCGTCAAATAATTGTGCAAATTCTACTATCATAATTATATCGCTGCTAATAATGTCTCTATATCTCCAAGTGCAGTATATACTGCACCGCTTGTTATTGGCTTGTTGCTTCCGCTTGTTGGTGTAATATCAGGACTTATCAACTGCCATCCACCACCAGTATAGCTGTACTGAAGAATCTTACCATCATCTGTACTGTCACTTCCTTCTGGGAGCAATCTCTGACTCACAGCAGTAGCCAAGTCAGTTGCAGGAATACCACCTGAAGGCTTTGTATATTTAGCATTTACCGCTGTATATACACCTCCTGATGTAACTGTATTTGTACTATTAGCAGTAGGTGCAGTATCTAATACTACATTGGCAATCTTATTACTATCTACAATAGATACAGAAGTTCCAGTGCCAACCTTTACCTTGACATCTGATACTTTGTTGTTCCATGTAGTTTTCTCCGCACTTGTGACTAAATATGTATCATCATAGTAGGTAAAAGCTAAATAATTATTATTTTCGTTGCTCAACGAAAATGCCCTTACCATCTTTGTATCGGCTTGAGCAGAACTAAAATAATAGTCTCCATCGCTTGCATAAAAGTTGCAAATATATACACCATCTTCATATCGGATTTCCACATCTTTTGTGTTGTCTTGTAGCAATGCAACAATCTGCGCATGAGTAAGACTGTTATTATTGGTGTCCCAAAATGAAGGAGTAGTACCACTAACAGTCATATCGATAAATGTCTTCTCTTTAAACGTCTCCCACGTTCCTTTCTTTGTCAATGCCTGTGTAGTGGTAGAGCCATCAAAGGTAGGACCGTTGGTAATCTGACTTGAACTATAGTCACTAATGACTATTTGGTCTCCACCTTCTATCATAGGAGCAGTTGTTGTGATGCTACCACTTTCTGTTATATTGCCGTGAGTGTGATTATTGGCAGAACCATAAACTAAACCAAAATCATCATTTTCATCCAACCAAACTCGGTTCCAATTATTCTCAAATCTATAAAGATAGTCACTATAAGAATAATCCTCAACTAATCTAAGGTATTCTATCTGGTTATCACCACCCGTAATTGTCACCTTCAACAACACATCTCTTCCAGCAGCAATGGCAGCAGTAATACTCGCATAAGTACCTTGTGGCACAGAAGTGTCTGTATCATCAACCTCTATTACCAATGGTTTCTTATCATCTGTCCCTATAGCAGTTTGTATTGCATCGTAAACACCATCGCTTGTCACAGGGTTTGTACTTCCGTTTGTAGGAGTGTTGTCAAAAGTAAGAGCATCTTGCTTTGCATCAAGTGCATCCTATAAAGTAGTATTTCCAGATGCAATCTTGTCAAACTCACCATTGTCATTAAGCTCTATCAAAGCTTTGTCACCTACTGTTAAAGCGCTAAGATGTTGGCTTGCCCCAGAACCATAACCAGCAAGAGTAAGACCATCATTTACAGTCACACCGTTACCCTTGAAGATATTAGGTCCAGTAAAGGTCTAAGTGTCATTGGTAGATAGCTTTGCATAGTTGCTGTCGTCAATGGCAATCTGATGCTTGCCAAGCATTTCATAATGACCAGATATTTCGGTGTCTTCTAACCATATATATTCTATATATTCATTCGAGCCCTCTACACCACTTGAGTCTTCTACAAGATACACAACACCTTTTTCTCCTGTGCTTGGCAATGCAGAAGTACTTGCATAAGGACCAGAATATTCGAAAGAAGTGATATCGGCAAGCGCATTTGTAATCTGGTCTGCAACATCTTTTGGCGTGGTAAAACCAGTTTGGTCTGTAGGTGATGTAGGACTTGTAGCATGCTCAGGCACTGCAATATTTGCTGTCACATCTGCCACAGCATTTGCACCAAATGTCTGTACATTTGTGCCATTTCTTTGAATAGTTAACGTAGCCGTTCCTATCTCAGCATTTGATATAGCCGCTGCAGTACCACCATTCTTAGCCTGCTTTAAAGTAATCTTTTTAGCACCAGCTGTAGTAGATACAGTAGCGCTCACATTAGTAACGCCAACATCCTTGTTTTCTACCTTCTGACGCAGTGATGCCAGTGCCTCTTTCACTGTCATACCATTTGCAGAAGCAGCAGTACCAGTAGCGGCAGTCTCTATCTCCTGCTTAACGGAAGTAGTGGTAGTAGTATCTCCTATATTGGTGTCTGTCACAACTTGCTACAACAGCTCGTCCTTAATATCATAAGGAACACCATTAACATTAAGTTTTTTTACATTCTTAAAAGTATTCGCCATATACCAAAAACACTTTCCTTGTTTTAATATTTTAACATTTCGTCTTTTATTTTGTACTAGTCGTTGTTTATGTTCAGCAGACTTAAGTTACCTTTTAATATTACTATATTATTCGTTATATGTAAAAGTTATTGTTTCGGTATCAGGATCTGCTGACACCTATAAATGATTATTCCAATTAATTATATCTTGTTGTGTTATTGACTTCACATAAGACGGAACGGTCGGATCTGTTTCTGTCTATACTGCAGTCGCACCTAATGCTGCTCCTGCTCGTATTACATCTAGATCATTTATAGTATCCTGTTTGCTGTTCCAGTTATTTACATCAGTCTGTGTAATTCCTGCAGCAACACTAGCACTAAATACAGGGTCTTCTTCGACCATATCTATTCTTTGGCCAATCAACTCCCAACGTTGATTTTCAAAGTCATATAGATATTCGTCATGTTGATTAGTTCCGCTACTGTTGTTAGGTTTTAGATAGATCGTGCCTCGCTGAGGATTAGCTGGCAATTCTTCACCCTACTGTAATACTACATAACTAAACTACGTTACCCCCGCTATTGCACTTGCTATTGCTTGATCTACTTGTTGCTGTGTATAGTAATTAGCAATAACTTCCGCTATCTATGTATTTACAGACGCTTGCGTTGCCGGGTAAAATATTACACCCCATGATAAAGCTTGTGTTATATGCACCTCTACAAAGAGACCGTCTTTATAAAAGCTCATGCCTTTATATTGGTCTCCTTCTTCTCCGAGAACTATATCACATATAACATCGTGCTCATTCTCATCAATAGGAGCTATATTTAATCTGAGTATGACAGTGGGGGTTACGCTATCTTGGTCTGCTGGCGTCCTGTAATCAACAACTTGTTGATAAGGGTTGCCTAGGAATATAACGTCATTCCCATTACGGTTTGCAGCAGCATATACCCTCTGTATCGGCCCTTCCAGTACGGCTTCATACACTGTATATGGGTATAATGTGCTCTACTGAGTATTCACATCTTTTAAAAGTACTTTCTTGGCCATTATGATATTATACGATCTGGAACTACTGCAATAACTTCATATGTAATTGTTGCAGATAGTTTATTATTAACATAATCTTCTGTTGCATATATAGATAAGTCTGGAGTATCCTAAAGGTCCTAGTAAGAACCAGTAGTCGCTACTCTTTTCAAAGCCGGCTTATTCAATATAGCAGCATCTCCAGATGTAGCATTCCAGTTAGCTTGTACGTTTTCAACGACAGTAACGGCTCCAGTTCTGCCGTTTACCGAAGTAACCGGAGCCTCTGTCAAGAAACCAGAGTCGTTGATCAACTCTGATGTTTTCGTGGGTATATCGAGAGTAACTACTCCTGACTGACCGTTTATTGATATAACGCCGGTCTCTATTTCTGGAATATCGTCGATAGTAATAAACCCACTGTCGTTAGTAAGCTATGAAGTTTTTGTAGGTACGTTTATAGTCTATAACGCTGCTTGTATCTTTGCATCGACTACTGTTGACCTATCATAATTTACAAGTATGTTTGATACAATATTTGTGACGTCTTTTTTGGTTGCATAATCTCCGTTTTGCTACTCTTGCTGTCGTAGCACTATAGAGATAGTATCGTCCAATTCGAGTTTATTCTTTTTGAGTAAACTATGTACGAAGGATGTAGTAGCTACATTGTCACTATCATCCTCTTCATCCTACGTTTTAGTAGTAATAACGTTGAATTTAGTGGGGACTAAACATTCCTGATTGTCAACTCCCCTCGTCCTGAGATATAACGTATCGTCAATCTCCGGTATTTCAGAGATCTTCTATTCTAGAGTCTCTGATGTTATAAAATGTTGATCATTATTGAAATCAGATAAATTCTCTGGAGTACCTTTGATCTCGTCATAATTTACAACAGATTCGGCCGCAACGTCTTTTGCTAAATCTGCTATATCGCTCTATATCTATGATATATAGTCGTATATCTATATTATTTCTTTGTTTAAGTTATCCATAAATTTATCTTACACGTTGCTTATTTCTTCCATTTAGATGCGTTTCTAGCAAACTATGCTTTCTTACGCATTGCTTTGGAGTATTTCCCAGGCTGTCTTAAAACAGCACTCGTCAATTGTTTAACAGTCATTCCTCTGCGCTTAGCAGCTGCCGTAAACGTTCCTCGTTTAGATGGTTTGATGTGAATGCCAGAGTCTTTACCGGAATTATAAGGACGATATGGAATTTTGTTTAATACTTCTTCTTCCACATGAACCATAGGATCAAAAATTCTTAAATTTCCAAAATCATCATATCCCACATTATCTGGACGCAAATCTCCTACAGAATATTCTACCCCGGGAGCGTTATATAAATCTGGATTTTTTTCTACGTATCCTAATCTTTGCCATTCATCTTTAAAATCCTTTCTAGATAGCGGTGTCCCATCAAAATTTATTGTTTTTGTCGCTGGCGTAACTTTACGCTATATGTATAGTGGAGTGAACACGTCCACAGGATCTCCAAATATAGGCGTCGGTCTTGTATGTTTAAATCCAATATATTCTATAGGAACGACTCCCGGTAATCTGTTTATCAGTAAATCTTCTTTAATATTTTTTCTAAGCTTATCAAAATCGTTCGCTTGATCGAGGCCAAATCTGGACTTTAAAACATAATCGCCTAAATCGTATACTTTAGATTCTCCGCCTTCCGCAAGATATTTATATTTAGTTTCGTCAAAGTCAACAAAATCATCCATTATATTTTCGGACGGTTTTCTTGAATAAAATTCCCAAATCGGGGTTTCTGTTCTCGGTAAAGACTGGGGTTGATACTTTGGATTAGCAAACCGGAGTGGCGCTGTATTATAAAATTTTCTCAACGCTTTTCCGCCTTTTTCTAAAACGTTCGGTAAGAACAATCCTCCAGCCAATGCACCAGCCATTAACCAATTACCAGCTCTAGCTTGTTGATATGCGTCGTATGCCTATATAGCGTCTCCAGCAACAGGCATCATCTCCAATACGTCTCTAGTATACTCCTAGCTAGGTCTGCCGACTTGTTGCAGTACTTTCTATTCTACGTCTAAACTCGGACCACTGCCGGGCATTCTTTCTGTACGTCCTTCGTCCTAATTATGTATATAATGCACTTTACGTTTAGGAGCTTTGGACACAACTTCTACTTCTGGTAACCATGCGCCCTATACTTCTGGAACATATTGATAATCTTCTCCCCATTTAATAAGCGGAAGTTCGTCATCCTTACCTGGTGTATAGTGTTTCATCCGCCTAAGTCTTCTGCGTAGCTCACGCTCAGCCATCGACTCTTCTTGCTCCTTTTCAGCTCTTCTCCGTCTACTAATCTTCCTAAACACCTTATGACGGAGATAATCGTTTCTTTTCTATTGTTTGCGTATAGGACTGTCCATATTATTCTGGTTTTACTAATACTGGAGCATCGTTAAATAACTCCTAAACAGCTTGTAAATGATTAACAAGACTATTGATATCTACTATGTTGGATTTATAAGGTACTTCTTTTGCTACGCCTTTGTATACAGGGATAAACGGTTGTTCAACTCCCTAGGGCTCTCCTTTGGTTACAAGTGGTTCGAATTCATACTATCTCTTCACAGCATTCGCAAAGTTTGATCTAGGCTGCATAACGTCTTTCAGATCACGCATAAACAACTCGCGTTCTATTTTGCGTCTCTTTCTAAGTCCACTATTCTCAGTATCGTTCCAACCAGCATCAAGTTGCAACATAGCTTCATTATAGTCTCTGTTGCGCATAGCTTGTAAGAACTTAGGAGATGACTTACGTCCTATTGGGAAGTTGTAATTATAACTACGTAGAGCATTCTTTGCGGTATCTGGCAGCTCGTTCCAACCATGTATTATCCCTGCGAGTCTTGCGTCTTCGGCTACCAAATGTTCACGCATAATTTGTCTAGCTTGCGCTTCTGTAATCACGCCTTTATTCACCCACTTAGGATCAGTAGTGCCGTATCCGATAGTAGGAACGCCTTTACTGTCGTTATATCTTTTTGCCTTGAATTCTTCAAACCCAGCTATCAGATTCATAGCTTCTGCATAAGGATCTTTACCACCAGCATACTTATTTATAGGTTGAGTATTAATCTGATATCCAGTGTCTATTCCTAAATCTCCGGTAATACCGTAATAGTCAGAATAAGATAAAGGAGCATTCTAAGGAATTGTTTCTGGAACTAGAGCATCTTTACCTTCATCGTAAGAATCTACATTTAACGACATTAGATACTGCAATGCTTGTATCTAGTTGTCTGTAGCCGGTTTAAACTCCTATTGCTCATCTTTACCTTCGTCGTAAAGGGGCCTCCCTATGAGGTCCCAATACGATTTTCCGGTTTTTCTTTGTTCCTATAGGAGTTCTGAAGGTCTTCTATAATTACCTTTCATATTACTTCTCTCCTGTAGTCTTATTCTTTAATGCCGTTTTAGCTTTTATCTTCTCACGTTCTAATGCAGCATCATCTTTAGCCTTCTACAAGTCTTTCTCGTGCTTCATGCGTTCACGCTCTAACTGAATCTTCTTCTCTTCAATCTCACGCTTTTGCTTAGCTTCATAACGTTTATTATAAGCTTCACGATCAATCTTTTGCTGCTCTAATGCCTGCTTGCCGATCTCTATTGGATCTGGGATACCATTTTGATCTTGATCCTTTTCTTCGGTTCCGCGATATGCACTAATCTGAGCAACAGCAATCTTAGTCTGATTGTCTTGATCAATCTGATAACGTTGAAGATCCATTTGAGCTTCTTGAAGCATAAGCTCTTGCTCTTTAGCTTCGTTCTGCATTTGCTGTAACATTTGAGCTTGCTCTTGTTCAGCTTGCATCTGTTGCTGTTGAAGTTGTTCTTGACGAGCTTGCATATCCTTAAGTTTCTGCTTAATGATATTGAAGTTATCATTTGTAAGAATCTCTGCTGCCTCGAGGAGAGATGCTCCGTTCTGCATTGCAGGCTGAATAAGCTGTTGAAGCTTTTGAATGTTCTCGAGATCTTTAGAAGTATCACTTACGAACACATCCATATCTTCGTAGTAGAACCTACTTGCAATATTTATAAATGCACGTTCACCGTTATCAAAGATATACGAAAGCTTTTGTTTACCTGTTTCTGCCCATGCACCTTTCGCAGTGTTCAGAAGCATGTTCAAAGCATGCCGTTTGACTTGGTTATGTTGCCAGAACAACGGTTCTGTGATATGCGATGACTGTACTACAGATCTCTCTACGTTACCTACAAGTTCTGAAGCCGACACAGCTCCTTCGCGTTGAGCAGTAATTCCGGAGATTTGACCAGCAAGATCTTCAATCTTCTGCATCAGTTGTATGTATTCAGCAATTACGTTAGACATCGTAAGATCTGCTTGTCCAAACTGATTAAACGCAGCCGCTCTACTTCCACTAGGATCGCTCGGATTACCTTCATATGGATTCACAAAGTTGACTCCTACAGAAGACAAGTAATGTAACCAGCGCTCTGGAGTAATGCCCATTGACTTAGGAATCTGCGTGATATCCATAGTAATGATCTTACCTTTGTCCCTTGCTATTGCAAGTTCAAGTCTATACCAAAGCACAATGTACATGTATTGCAAAGGCTTAAGTATACTCACAAGAGATCTTGGCTTACTATTAGTAGCACTATAAATAGCTCCGCAGTACGGCAGTTTTTGACTGTTTGGGTTGTCAATGCTTACGTGTTGATATTCTATTGGCTGTATACCGAAGTACATATCATCGCCAGCTCTATATCCTTCCCATACTTCTACTATCCAGTCAGGCTCTACAGATAACTCTGTACCTACCTTCTTGTATGTCTCATCTACAATGTCTACTTGTGGCTGTCCGCTTTCATCAAGCGTAGTTACATAGAAGATCTTCTTAAACGACTTCCAACATGCGTGCCATACATTGATGCAGCCCTTTCCTGTAGCATCGTACAGAGGATTGTCAAAGTAATGAAGTCTTATTCCTTGGAAACTATCTACTTCATTCTTCTCGCCCATGTTCCTTCCTGGGACTGCTGCCACCATTTCTTCAAGTCTAGACAGATCTTTAGAGTCAAGTTTGTCATAATATCTGTCGTATACTTCTGTAATCGGCATACGCATTTTTCTGCAGCACCAAGCTCCGTCTTCAATAAACTCGAGATCAGGACTCTTGTCAAATGAGAAATACATGGGGTTAACTCTTTCCAAGTATGGCTCAGAATTCAGTACACCACAATAGTATACTTCATATCCACCAATCAGGGCGTCTTTCCACCCTTTTATAAATTCGTTGTCCAAGTTCAACTTTTCACGTAGATAAGTAAGCGTGTGATACGCAGTGTTTTCTACGACATCTTTATATTCTTTATCCATGTATTTCGCAATCTGCTCAGGTGGCATTACTTCACCACTTTGCAGTTGCTGTTGGAACTATACTTGTTCCTCTGGCCCCATTTGACCCATCATAGCAGCCATCATATAATCTTGCAACATCTGCATTTCGCGATCTTGCAATTCTGATGCGGCTTCTTGAGAAGTACGTACAACCCTAAAGTTCATAGGGCGCTTCGTTTCTTCTCCTATAAGAAGGTCTACCTTTGGTCGTATAATATTGAAGTCTTGCGGAGTTGCCGGAAAACCGTCCTCAACTTTAAACGGGTTTGTTATGCGCTTAAAGTCAGCTTCATTGAATATACTGTTGTATAAGTCGTAATAGACTTGAAGCTCTCCGTAGTATGTTTTGTTTGCTCCCCCAGAAACAATGTTGCCTTCACCTATAACATAGTTTACACAATCGTGTTTCCATTGTTCTGTCTTCTTTGATAGCGGTAGCTTTTGTTGAGGGAAATTAGTATTATATAAATTATCCATGTTTAAAATGTAAATACCGGCACATCATCTGTATACTGTTGTTCATCTGCTTCCCAATATCGGTTGCTAAACAACGGTAATTCGAAGAGTTCAACCTATTTATTCTATTCTTTAGCAGCTTCCACTTTTATCTAGAATAGCTCTTCTCTGTATATCATAACCATACATAATGCTATCAGACGGTCTACGTTTTTTACACCGTCGTTTTCTATAAGTTCTTCTATAAGTGGCTCGCTGTATATTCGCTCTAGATTAGGGTGCCCTGGCTCATATTCTTCCATCATCCATTCTAGAATCTTTCCTTCACCATACGCCCTAATAGATTTTGTCATGTGGCATCCTTTTCGGCGATGCACTTTACTATCTTTAAAGATTTCCGTAATAATTTTATCTGGCTGATCTGCAAGTAGGTAATCGCAATGCTTATTTGTGAAGTACGGATATATACCTTTACGTTCATTCTCGAACATCACTCTTGCGTTATACATTACAGCCAACTTTCTGACGTTCTCGTAATATTCTTCTGCGGTAGCAGGCCTTCCAGAATATTCTGCGACAATAACATCAGACCACGCTTCTCCTGGTTGGTATCGCTTAAATACAAACATAGAACCTAAAGAATTCGTAAATGATTCGTCGTGGTCATATGGGTCAAGACCGATTATATATAACCCAAAAGGAGGATCTTTGACTGGGTATTCCCATATAACAACAGACCCGTCTGGTTTGGCGTTCTTGTCTAAATGATATGTAGTTATATCTCCAGTCTTCTTTTCTGTTGCTTCTACCTACCCCTTGCCGTTCCACGTAAGATCTACTATATGCTTCATGTTCTGAAGCTTTTGGTTGGTTCTTATACGTGTAAGCTGATCCATCAACAGCTTGCGCGGGAATATATTTTTTCCGAGCTCAAGTATTGCTTCTGATGGCTTGATAGGGCGTTCTGCCACATATCGGTCTATTGCCGTTTGTGTAGCTCCGCCTTCTTGCTGCAGCTTGCGTTGACTTAATAGCTCTTCTATTGCTTTTTCTTTGAAGCTATTACCATCATCATCCATAAAAGCTTTACCTGTGCTCTTATCAGTCTCCATGTTCCAATATGAAGGAGAGAAGAATGCACATTCAGTATTCTCAGCACCGCCTTCCCATATATTAGGAAAGCTCAATATGTTGAATGCTTTCGGATGATAGAACATATTCTTTAGTCCGTCGAATGATGCCCCTTCGGTACCACCTGTACCAAAAGCTATCAACAAACCGAATGCCACACCATCGTCAGTTTCTACAGCAGGACGTTCTATTTGCCACGCTGTTTCTAAGTTTGGGAATTTACCACCCTCCTCGAATAACACAAGTTTACCACGAGTACCACGAAGACGTTCAGGGTCATTCTTAAGAGTTATACCGGTTATACTTGACAAATAACCTTGTTCTGTTTGTTTACCGAACTCATCGGTTATCTTATAACCAGATACACGTTCCATACGAGTAGATGTAAGACGTTGCTTAGACCATTCTGTATTCTTGTCTATAAAGTCCATAATCTACCACGCTTTGGTTAGCAGTCCGTCACCAACTAAGAATTTCTGTTCAGAGGCAACTGCGAAGCTCTTAGAACCAGGAATTAACTCGTAGTTGCGCACCAGCATCGACGCTCCCTTAAACGAATAACCTCTTTGACGTGCTTTTAAGACGGCCATATGTTTTCCCGTCGTTTCCGCTTCTTCGATGGCGTTGAAATAATAGTAATCACCGTCCCAAAACGACGGAAAGTCAAATACACGTTCACGTCTCGTTCTTGTGTCTCCATATCTGTCTGTGTATTGAGTTTCTACGAGACGCATAATCGGACAATAATTTAAGTAGAAATAATGATATCCTGTTATTGCATCACCGTCTTCTGCTACGTATCCGTTTAAACATCTGTCTGTCTCTCTATCCCAATATGCATTATAATCAGTAGTACCTCTTGGAGCAAGTGTATAAGTACCATGCTTCTAGAAGAACAGGGCTGACTAGCGGAACTTATCACTGTTATATACTCTCTTATTGAAGTCTACCATATTCTATTATTACCTAGGATTTTCGTAACGGCCGATTGTACCACCGCCTTTTACGCGTCCTGTTTCCATTTGTTCTGCCTTAGCTTGCTTCATTGCTATATCTAATGACTTTACTATGGGACCTACGTCTTTAAGTATTCTGGTCACTTTGATTGCAGTATCGATGTCCATAGCTCCAACTGAATAGTCTGTTAAAGCCTATATAAGCCCTTCTGCCGCTGTTTGTGAAGCGTTAAGAAGTCTTGTTCCAGGAGTCTCTTGAAACTCTGCAAATCTTTTGCCCAAAGCCTTTAGTTGCTCAGATGGAACATAATGTTCATCCCCAAATATATCTATCCCAACTTGTCTTGCTCTATCCTTTTCCGGATAAGCTTCATAAGGACTATTCCATTTGTAAAGCCATACGATATATTCTATTTCCTTCAAAGCCTCAGCCTTGTCCTCCGCTCGGTTATAATACTCTTTGAACGGAGGAATGGCCAAGTCTTCGGTGCTAAGTCTTATCTTTCCACCTATTATGTCAAACATAAAATTTCAATACGCTGTGCATCTTACGTACTATGTAGCCTATAAGATAAGCTGCTTCTTCTGTTTTCATCCCCACCCCGTAATACGTACAGATATGAGACTGTACGTGATCTATTTCGTGAATGGCGGTATTGAAGAACTAGCTTTTAGAAGTAGCTTTGCTTATGCACACAATACTAAGTTTGCGTTCAGTATTAGTAAAAGTAAAGCCTGTATTCTTTTTCTTCAACACTTGTTTTACTTTTAGCATATCCGCCCTTGGACAATCTGCATCATATAAATCTTGATATATATCTTCATACATATCGTACGACACATTATAATATATTATTATATGCCAAGCGCCTCTCGCTACGTTTATATATTGACGTATCATACAAATTCCGACCAATCTACGTGGGTACCGGTTCTTTCCATGTCGGTTAGCCACCTATAGAAAGGTTGTCCGTCATACCCATCGGGATCATCTATAACGTCCTTTATATATAAACATAAGTGAAGATCGTCATTGGGAACACTCTTGCCTAAAAAATCAGCTTTGCCCATACATGCGACGAATACAGAATCGTACATATCATCGTTTTCGAGCTGTATATTATGTCGCTTAAGCATGTCTTGTATCTGCTGCTTAGTATAACTAGGGGATTCTTTCTTGTCATCCCACATCAAACTTGCAGCAAATGTAGCCAAATCTTTAGTAAAGTGAGGTCCGTATAGCCGTATATATTTCTTGTAACTTTTAGTTGTTTCCATTTTGCTTAACCAAAAGCGTTTCCAGCCTAGTAAGAATATCCTGCATATCGTTAACCCTTGCGGTTAAGTCTCCTATTGCAGAATCCCGTTCTTGCTCTCTAGCATACGCAGGATTTAGTTCTTTGAGTATACGTTCGCACGACTCTATTATTTGCTCGTGTTTTGGCACACTATCGATTATACTTTGGCTGTTATGCAACAATGCGTCGATCTCGGAAATCATAGCCTCCCTTGCCTCTGTGACGATGTAATCTCCGTATTCATGAGTAGTACCACTACTCGGTAAACCACAGATTTCCTTTTCTTCGTCACCTATCTTTACTTTAACGTCGACTGCAGTTTGCATATTTAAGCCATAACTAACAGCAGGGTTATAAGTTTTATATACAGGTTTGGGAGCACTAACGCTCTCTACATATCCTACATTAACGGACATGTCGTTACTCTTGTCTAAAATATATAGGGCTGCTCCCTATCTTAATGCTGAAAACATGATTTATTATGCTATAAAAGGCATAGTGGGCCCGAAGGCCCAATGCCTAATTGTTTAACCTCTACGACTACTACTGCGCATTCCTCTACGTCCAAATCTTGAAGTAGAGCGGTAACCCATGTTGCCACGGTAACCACGACGCATAGTTCTGTAGTTCATCTCAGACTCTTCGCCAGAAGGGATATCGAATTCATCTCTATCTTCGAATTCATAATCCTCTTCGTCTTTCGATGATTCATAACACTCCCACAACTGATCTTCAAGCGCGCAAAGCGTCATTTTGACAGCTTTGCCATGCTCCTTAACTTTATCGAGCAGCTCGAATGCTTTATCGTACGCTGCTTCTCTCATCTCAATAAGTATCATAATTATACGAATTTAAATGATTAATATTAAGCAGCGGGCGTTGTTGTAGCAGTTGTAGCCTGTGAGAGGCGGTTTGCCCAATAACTTGAAATGAAATCTGCACCAGCGTTAGCGATGAGGGTCGGGACTGCTGTCCACGAATTGTTTGGCAAAGTAATTGTAGCCGGCTGAGATGCCTTAATGGCAGCGAGCTCGCTTTGAATACCTGCGAACTTCTCATTTATAAACGCGGTTTGCATTGCATTGCTAGCGTTAGAACGTAACAGAGCATTGTCAGCTGTCAAAGCATCGATCTTGTTTTGCATTTCACGCTCTTTGAGATCACAGAATTCCTTTGTGATCATTGTGCTCTGAGCTGCAATAGCATCAGTTATAGAACGTGTGTTGCGCTCTGATTGAGAGCTAAGTTGGTTAGTTTGCTCAATTGTTTGGATACGTCCCTCGTAACCTTGCTGTGTTGTCAGGAGGCGGTTCTCGCAGCAGCATTCACATAGTTGACGTGAGATGGCTGCATCACCGCTCTGGATAGCATTAGTTACTTGCAGGAAGCCCATACCGTTCTGAGCACCTACTTGCTGTATTGCTGACTGAACTGCGTTTATAGCAGATTTTGTTTCGTTAATATCGCTATTGAGTGTGGTAGCGAGCAGACGTACATCTGCATCAGTACCATTAATAGCCTGCATAATTAAATCGGTGTTGTTATTATTATTCAGCTGGTTTGCAAGGCCATAGGCTCCATTTCCCCCGAAACCGCCGAAGCCATTTCCGAAGAATCCGCCATTGCCAAGCAGAATACCAAGAATAAAACCAAGAATACCACCGCCCCAGCCTCCTAAGAAGCCAGAGTTATTGCTGCCATATCCGTTTTCTGGCAGCATGAAGATTTTTGAATCGTTCATATTTGTAAAACACTTTAAAAAATAAATAAAACACAAAATAAATTGAAAATTTAGACAAAAAGTCTAAGCTCTTTGATAAGCATGCTTAACGATATATACCATAAAAAGAGGACCCCTGTTAAAGGGCCCTCCAAAATTTATATTATGAAAGTTTTAATTACTCCGTTGGAGTATCTTGTTCTGGCGGTGTAGGTTCACTCTCAACAGTCGCTCTGCCTTCGAGTCCTGCAGTGCCAGTAGATCCAAATCCGTCTTCTCCGCGCTCCGATTCGCTGAGTTCTGTTGCTTCTGCTATAGTATATTGAGGTATTGGAACAATTACGAGCTGTACAAATCTCTCACCGGGAGTATAGATTGCAGGAACCACATCTGTAGTGCTTCTCATCACAACCTTGATTTCTCCGCGATAGCCACTGTCGATAACTCCTACAGAGTTTGTCATGGCGATAGATTTGTTCCAAATACTAGATCTTGGGAACAGAAGACCTACGTGTCCTTCTGGTATTTCTACAGCAAGATCTGTGTGATATACTAATAATATCTGCCCAGCTTCATTTCTAACTGTGTCGATATTAGTACATGTCAAGTCTACTCCAGCGTCTCCTTCATGAGCGCGAATAGGCATTATTGCTTTATCGGATAATCTTTTAAACTTAATTTCCATATGATATATATTATTGGTCTCCCCACTAGGATTTGAACCCAGACCAAGAGGGTTCCTACTACTCCATATTGCTATGGCCAAATAAGGAGCGTCTTTACCTCCCACTCTTTAATTATCGACTTATTTGTTGTAGTCTGGACTATGTCTTAACCATATTGAAATTCTAGCTAGATATAATGTAATTCACCTATTGCCTGATGTACTTGCTTACCAATCGCCTTACTATACATTATAAATTTCAACTTAGGTTTCTCGTATATAGTCTCTACACATTTATGAGCGTTCTTTTAACAGCGTTTGAACTATTATGCCAAATGTCTCTCAATTTTAGCTCGGCGTTATCTGAAACAGACTTTCGCCGAATTAGCGAGATTCTCATTCTTGCGTTTCCGTCAAGATGATCCAATTTTCATAGAGCCTCCTGTGCTACCATTACACCATAGGGCGAGGGTTACAGGGTATTTCACCTGTATATCTTATTGAAGGGGTGGAAGAGTTGAACTTCCCATTTGATATGTTCCAAAACCCCTGATACTAATTAATGAAACAGTTTATTCCAAGCACGAGTAAAGAAATTCTTCTTCTCGTTCTTTTTTACTGGTGCGGTACATTGATCTTCTTTCGAAAGACCTCTAATGTTAAACCGCATATATTGTCCATCAATAAGCGCTACGCAGTTATATCCTTTGAACATTTGTTCAACTGTAAAATCTGTTATCTGCGTAATAACTGCATCGAACTCTTCGTCCGTAATAGCCAGTCCTGCACCTTGCTTTGCAAGAGCAAAAGCTGCAAGCATGTCACTCGCATCTTCCACGTTAGTAAAATCTACAACGTATACAGGCTTAAACACTGGCTTCTTGCGCTTGTTCGGTGTTTTCTTCTCTGTTGTCTTCATAATGTTTATTTTTTGGGCTATAGTCTGATTGCTTATCTATTTTAAATCTAGGCTTTAATGAGAATCTGAAAAGTTTATTAAACAGTATATCATGATAATCATCCGGATCTTTCATCACATCTATAGTGAATAAGAATTGATACTGAACTATATCTTTAACTAGTTCAAAATCTTCGTCTAGATCTTTTGATATCTATTTACAAACTTTATCTATATCTGTCATCAAATATTCTCCTTAGCTACAATATCGTATAATCTAATCAATCGTGTATCTTTAATCAGATCAAACCAGTTACCTGCATAACTACGAAAAACCACAACGTCTCCTACATGAAGATCTAGCGCTGGATATTTCTCATCGTTTTTAACTTGGTTGTTGTACGAAATAGGCATCTTAAGAATAACTGCCTTTCTAAAATCAGATTCAACCTCTTTAACCTCTGTTTTTACTTCCTTATAGTCCACTGCCTTGATTTCATCTTCTACCTTTGTTGGTGATGCAACCTCTCCTCCGACAGGACTACTAATCTCCTTCTTGACCATCACCGGCTCAAGAGGCTTTACAAGAAAGTAGTCTGCAAATTCGTAATCAATCTTTGCTGCTACTGACTCTGCCAGCTGAGTCTGGTCAATGAGCTTATCTTCTTCCATATTACTTCTTTAAGTTTTTCAAATGAGTGAGTGCCTTAATCAGGTTGTTGTATACTGTCACTTTTTCGTGGTATACAGCAGGGTGATCTTCATCACTATTTGCACTGTTAAGAGCGTCTGTGTATTTGCCGATCATATTATCGATCTCATCAAATACGTTTACAAACTTATCCTTTGTTTCTGGTTTTACTTCCTCTAAATAACCGTTCTCGACGAGAGCCTTGGCGTAGTCAGAGGAAATCGTATACTCAGAATAATGTCTTGAATACTGAGAGACGTCGGAATCATCATACTCAGTATTCTCAACATTACTGCTAAAAGTATATGAACTTCCGTCCTCGGACATCTCGAGGGTATCTCCTTCGTCCATCATAAAGAACGGCTCGATAACTTTTAAGACTTTTTGCATATGTGTTTATTAATTTTTTGTGTGTTTTACGCCGCCATAACGTAGATTTGCACAAAAATGGTTGCAAAATAGATAAAATTTTATGTTTTGCAACTTTTTAACGCCATTTTACGTTAGTAGATCTAGAAAGATATAATATATATAATATAAATCTATGAACTTAATAGAGTAGAATATAATATTATACTATGCAGATTTTCTAAGTCTTAAACATGAAAGTATACCAGTAACAGACAACTGTAAGTACTACTATATACATCATACCCCTATTAATTCAGCATATATCGTAGACAAGCAACCTTTCTACAACGAAGAGAATAAGTACTACATACAAGCAAATATAGAATATCAAGCTATAGTCGATAAGTTTGGAGAAGAGGGTATAGAGTCGTTCGTAGAAAGTATATGCAACTTAGGAGCTTTGGGGTGTGTAAACGCTGAACAAATGCTTGCCTGTATACATCAATACTCTGACAGATATACTAGAAAGAGAGCTAAAAAAGCTTATAACGAATGGTTAGAAGGTCAAACATACACTCATTTGACAGTAGATGACGATGATGAAGATTCTATCAAAAGAACAAAATGCTCAAGATACGTAGCAAGAGCAGAACAAGGGACTGACAAACAGCCATAGTATGACAATAAAAAAGATATTGAAAGATCCTAGATTTAAGGATGCAGTAGATAAAATAATAACAGCAGAAAAACATGCTAATGAAAAAGGTTTGTACGAAACACAAGGACAAGACAGTTAAATTATTTGATACTACGATATACTTAAAATTCGTAGATCAAGATAAAAACGATAACGGTAGCTGGATATTTGGGCATACTAAATTTGAAGCAGCAACGTGTACTATTATTATCTCTCTCAAAGACAACAATGGAAACCCTTTGACGGAGAAAACTATTAACTGCACTATCCGCCATGAGTTTTTTCACGCAATATTCAGTTTACTATACTTCGGACAAGAGCGTGACAATGAAACACTGGTAGAATGGCTTGCGCAAGCAACAAATTCATTAAACGAACAAGGAATTAACATCTAATGGGAAAAATAAAGAAATACGCAAATCTGTACGATAAAGATGGCAATCTTCTACGGGAAGCACCTCTCAAAGATTATTCTATAAAAGAACTTGAGGAGTTAGTAGATTCATTACCACAAACAGACGTACAAGGGAGAAATAACTGTATCCGGATTCTCACGCAAATGTATATGAATCCGAAGACGGAAGAAGATAAACAATACGTACAACAGAAACAACAGGAGCTCTTAAAGCAGTTATACGAGCATAATAAGCATACAGAAGAACAGGCAACAGACGCTTTACAAGAAGTAGAAAAAGAGCTGAAAAAAGATGAACCGATGACTCAAGAAAATCTACTTGTCGAACGTGAAAACGTAGACGAAAATATGGAGGAATACGTTGATTTTGAGGAGGTTACAGATGAAAATAATTGATAGTAGTGTTGAGATTTTAGATCAGAATCCTGGGGAGCAGGGCATATACCAGATGATAGAACTGGCAGGCAGAACTGCTTATAAATCTGAGGATAAAGTAACAGAAACTAGCGCAAATGAGTTTGTGCAACGTATGAAAAATCTAGGTCATGGTTCCCCTTTAGAGCACGGAACCGTATACCTCACAGTCCCAAAAACAGACTTTAATAGAATTGTTGACGATCATGACTTTAACTTCTTCGATTGCCCGTTTCTCTTTTGGGGAGCGACAGAATTAAGTGACAAAGATGTATATCTTACAACTGATTATCGTACGCTTTGCAAATTTCATTATGAGGAGCTCCTTAAATTTGTAACAGAACCTACAGAAAAGCACGTGAAACGTATAACCGTCAAGTTTATCTGTGATAGAGGAGTTTCGCACGAATTTGTACGACACAGATCGTTCTCTTTCCTCCAAGAATCTACACGTTACTGTAACTATAGTAAAGACAAATTTGGGAAAGAAATAACATTTATACGTCCGCAAAGAGGGCTTGACGACGAAGCAAAACCGGTCTTTGAATTCGGCTTAAAAACAGCAGAACAGACCTATTTTTATCTCTTAGATTGCGGTTGGAAGCCTGAAGAGGCGCGTGCAGTTCTCCCAAATGCCCTTAAAACAGAGCTTATAATGACGGGAACAATCCCACAATGGGCTCAATTTTTTAAACTCCGCTGCTCTAAAAATGCACACCCAGACGCCCAAAAACTTGCAAACGACCTAAAAGCCCAGTTTATAGAGCGCGGATACTTAACAGAAGTTGAAAATTAGGATAAAAACGAAGACATATGGCTAAAAATCTAATATTAGGTTCACATAATACATTCACCTATTTACCCCCTAAAAAGTGGTGGATGAAGCCCTTCTCTTGCATAGGAAAATGCCAAGAAAAAGACTATAAAGAGCAATATAAACTGGGGGCTCGTGTATTTGACGTAAGAGTACGCTTTGATAAACACGGAGATATAGTGGTGGCACACAACCTCAGAGAGGTAAAAATGTCTGAAAAAGAGCTATATGACTTCTTTAAGTTCCTAAATAAGAAGAAAAACTGCTCATGCAGAATAATGCTAGAACTCCGTAAAAAGGTCAAAGATGAAGCTCTCCAAATAGAGCATTTTAGATACTTTTGTGAGAGCTTAGCACAACAATTTGAACACATAGTGTTCTTTGGGGGGCGTATACTCTATAATTGGGTACAAGTCTACAACTTTGGAATAGACATCCCTATAATAGAAAAACATGCATCTGTATGCGCTCCAAAGCTCATAGATGATTTATATCCTAAGTATTACGCTAAGCATAATAATCATAAGAATATAGAGCGTTATAAAGATGAACAAATTTGTTTATTGATCGATTTTGTAAACATACAATAATTATGAAGAAAATTTTTAAAAAAATAGCACAGATCCTTTGTACAGATAAAGGTGCTCATGCTCTTGGGGGACTTGTAATAGCCCAAGCGGTAACACTTACGCTAGCACATTTCTTTGCAACAGAGGATGTTCTTCCTATTGCAGCTGGAATTGCAGTAGCGACAGTAGCAGGATTTATTAAAGAATGGTGGGATGAACGCCATAATGGTACGTGTGATGTAAAAGATTTTATAGCAACTGTAGTTGGAGGATTGATCGGTGAAGGAATCTTGTTTATTTGAAATCGAACCTGTTGAAATGGAGGTTCTAATGGATTGTGACGGAGAATCTTGTACAGTAACTCCGCAAAATAAATAAAATTTTTTTATTTTTTTTTCTAGAAGTCCCGGGCTCAAAAGGCTCGGGATTTTTTTGTGCAAGCAAACGGGGAAAATTTTTTGTAGTTTTTAAAAGTGTTGTGTGAGTGTGGAAACGGGGAACTCTCTTCTTTCTCCCCCCGCCAGCAAAACCGAAGTCCAACTATCCCCCGTCAATTTCCTAGCGGGAATCGAACGTTCCGCTTACTCAAACTTGCAATATTGCACAGTATTAATCCATTCAAAGCTATGAAACAGATTATCACTTACCAACTGAGTATCAAGGTTGCTGGAACGTTCCGTGTATCTGATCAATATCCTACACCAGAGGCAGCTTGCGCTGATATCGTACCTTTCCTCAAAAAGCTCAAGCAGCACTACACACAAGTGGTCATAGTACGCAACGTACGGACAGTTGCACAGCCTTAGCTGTGCTTCTGTTCTTGGTAAGTCGAACATTCCGTTTACTATTCATTGCAATATTGCACAACGATTAAATTCAGCTATCATGAAAGTAGAATTGACAAAGTTAGAGGAATGCTATGTTGGCATTGCACTAATACAGATGCACGAAGGCAATCTGCGTCCAATCCAGATTGTGGTCGAAGAGATTCTCAACACAAACGGTAAAGAGAAAAGACAACGTTTCCGTGAAGAACAGGAGCTCGTTCGCCAACATGTCACAGCAACACCTCCGTGCGCAGAGCCAGATGTACCAAATGGACATCATTCTCCAACTATAGAGTTTGCAGACGACTATTAAGTCTGCATTCTCTTTCTTAAAATCGAACAAGCCTTCTACTAACAAATGCAAGGAAAGGGCAAAGGCAACATAATGCTCTCAATTGCATTTAATTGCAGTGACCAAAAGACTACGTAGCGAGAGCCACGGACTGCAATGAGTAATCCCTCTTGGGGCTGGCTCGACCAAGACACACGATATATTTCGCGAGTTATATTTGTGTGACACCAGGGCGTGATATTGTCGACGTAACAGGTAATATCGCTGTACGATAACCAGCAAAATTGGGGAACACGGCCAAGTTTCCCGTTTCACACTATTATGAAAGCCCGATTGATTTGCATACTATTACGGTTAGTCACTGCGGTCAGTCGGGCATTTTTATTTGAGTAGTCGAACAAGCCCTCTACTAATAACTGCAGAAAGACATACAAAGATGTCGAGTACGCATATTGTTCCACATTTTAAAAATTGTACATCATGATTTACAAATTAAGAGACGTTTGCCTCAAGGTAGTTCCACAAGGCAAACAAAACGCAGGACAAGTTTACGTCAGCGCAGAAGTTTTCAACCCGAATAACCTGCATGCAGGGACATCGACCCAGGCATTCTTTACGAAGCCATTCGTAGAAGAAATACAGAAGTATTTCGCTGTTGCCCATCACGGTACAGGTACAGTAGATACTCCACTTCCAGACGAATTGCTCGCGTTTCCAGGCGGCCGATACGAGCCGTTTGCATTCCCTGAGACAATGGTCCAGATTAATGAAGACGGCACACCTCGTCGTAATCCGAAGAACGGCAACATGTACATGCGTGACGGAATCACCGTCTTGTGCCAGTACGAAATCGACGACGAGACAGGTGAGCGCAGTTATGCAAAGGATTGGGACCCAGTATCTCGTGGTACAAGCATCATGAACTCCATGTATGCGCCTCTTTCACGGTTCAATGCGGCACCAACTGTTGCGCCACCACAGTTAATAAATGGCCAAACAGCACAGGTTGCACCAAATGTTGCTCCTCCTGCAAACGCAGCGCCAGGTGCAGTGCCTCCTCCTGCAGCGTAAACTCCAGAGCGCAGCGTCCACAAGGGCGCTCGCTCCTGTTTTTGTGGAACTCAAATAACAAACATTGAAGATAGATTAACTGACACCACATCTCATATATTGTGTTTTTAAGTTTTTATTTTCATGCACAGCGGTGCAAATCAGATTCATTTTCTGTTATTGGTAATTTAAGTTATTATCGCTCGTACCCCAGAACCGTTGTGAAACGTAGTATGGGTTTTAATACACTCCAAGTGTACATGGAGATTAGTTGTACACAAACATTCACATTTAAATCATTATCAAAATGAACAAACAACAACTTGTAACACGCCGGCAAGCTATTAAATTAAAGCAACTCGGCTTTCACGACAAAACATGCGCCTGTCTAATAATGGCGAAAGACTATCAATGGATAATATTTGGATATCCATCAGACGCAAACAAAGTAAAGCAAAAACAAATGGACGGCAAAGTAGTACATCCATTCGTCTCATTTCCAACAGTCTATGAAGCAGTAGATTGGTTTGAAAGAAAATTGCCAGCATCCGTATTCTACGACACAGCACTTAATATAAGTTTTAATCACAGATGTAAGAATAAGTTTGCGACTTATCGTAAAATAATCAACGCTTTAATCAAAGAGTATGAAAAACATTAAATTTCGCTTGACAGAGTTTTTATTATTCTGTGTACTACCTATCGTCGTGATAGTCTTAATGTCAATAGGTCTTGTGTCATTATTAAAAGTAGACAACAGTGTTGAACAAATAAGACACCAAAAAGAAACCATTGCTGCATACAGAGCGGTTCTTCACAGAATATGGCTTGAAAATCCATCTTATATGGGTGATTATTTCGTAGAGACAGATGAAATGTTTGTACTAGACTCTTTAGACAATGCTATGCTCCGCAGCATATTTACAACGCATTCAGCTCTTGAAAAAGAAGAATATGAATACAATCGTGCGCATGAAGCAGAGCATGTAATAATACGTCATGACCCAGGTTGTTGTACAGTAAACATAGAATAATATGCCGTTAAACAAAACCTATAAAAACGGTCAGCTGATCACCATCAACAATCATATATTTCGAGTCGTTGAAAATCAGTCGACATTAGCAACGTGCATATTCTGCAGAGATATCAACACATCAATGAATCTCCCATGCAGAGTAGCAGCAAAAGCTCCACAACTCTTCTCATTTAATTGTGTTATACTCAAACCAACTCAAACTTTAAAGTTCATAAAATGACACAAGTTAAATCACAAAATCAAGTTCATCCTCCCAAAAAGGGTCCTTTACAAGACAAGGAGGGGAATAGTCGATACAGATTGTTCTTTAAATCTGGCAATTCAACAATGTTGTTTGCACAAGGTTTAACACGCCCTGCAATAAAGGCTCTTACAACTCAAATCGACAATATTATCCAGAAACTTGACTCAAAGATTGAAGGGCAGTGGATAATCACGAAATAAACTCAACTACGCATGAGTAATGTTGCGTAATAGTACAAATGTTTAAACATTATCAAAATGAAGAACAAATTTAAAATTGATCCAGACTGGGTTGGATTTATACTCGGTCTGATCGTCCTCGCAATTCTCTTATTTACACCAAGAAATTGTAGAGCACAACAGAAAACAGCACAACTTGATACAGTATTGTGCAAAGTACAATGCATCGACAAATTCGTCGAAGTACCCTCGTCTACAGGTAAATCTGTACGCATCTATGCAGTCTATAATGATTATGACAATCAAGTTTCAGACCTCATTCCAGTTACAAAGACAGTTTATGAATATATTCAAGTCTGTCAAAACAATGGGGTAACACCACAATTAGGGATTAAACTTAAAGATGGTCAAATATCATCCATCATCCGCTTCAAAACTAAATATACACGGAGGAATAGACATGAAAGTAGGTGATATTATCATTACACGCATGCGCAGAGCATTGCGTATGTGTACAGAGATAACATACCATTTGGTAGAAAATATATCAAACACAGGTATTGTTGTGGAAACACTTCCAATCAACGAGCGCTCTAAACTGTTATACATAGACACTGAAGACCGCCATAAATATCGCAAGGTGAAGATTGCACATCTCGTAGTATCTAAAGATGCATACAATCGCATTCTTCACGGTGATATGGACCAAGTACGTCATGATGTAAGTCCGAAATGGATGAAAGCATATACAGAACGGTCAGAAGTTGTGCACTTTTACACAATGTACGGTGATCATGTCTATTGCGTAGCAGAAGATTGGCGCGCTGGTATAAACAGCGGCAGACAATATATTCGTGTAGTACTCGGTAAAATATTATTATAATGTGTAAAAAGATTCTTAAACCAGGTCAATTGCACACTATAAATAATCAAGTTTACCGCGTAAAAAAGCGCGAATGTGGCTGTTATGGGTGTGCATTTAACAATGTAATGTTGTGTCCAAACATTTTACTCAATAAAAGACTAAATGTTGGACCAGTTGAGAAATTCTCTTGCACAGAGAGTGGTACTATATTTGTCAAAGTATAATTTTGTTTTCATAATTAAACTTCGTGCGGGGAGGCTATGCCTGAACATAGTTCTCCCTGCACCCCTCAAATACTATAGAACTTGGCTATTAGCGGAAACCTCAAGCCCGCAAACAACAGTTTAGTGTACATATAACTGTTTGAACAAGGAGAGGGTAGTGTGCATATATCATTTACAGAAAGTCTAACTGTACAATATGGTAACATGATTAAGTAGATGTGGAGTCATGAACCACACCGACCCAAAGTGAGTCATATATGGTATAAAACCTACAGAGTTAACAAAAATTCGATGACAGCTTCCCTCGGAAGCAATCCCACAGTACGTGTCGCACGTATGCCGTAAGTGCAACTGTGGGACCAAATTAAATTCAAATGGCTGAATTTAAACCTATCTGTGCATGGTATATCAGCGTAGGCGGTGAATGGCACAGATAACATCGCAAAACTTCGATCAGGTGATTGACATACAAACAGTTGAAGCACTGTGCGCACAGGAGCTTTTAGGTTGTAATTTTTATAGTATAACCAATATTTAAAACTAATGTAGGAGTCCATGGTATATATATTATCTTCTATTTTAAGTTTGGTTGTAGGTGTATTATCAGTTCCTCTGATTATTTATCTTCGTGCAAGACGTAGCGGATGGGACGACAGCAACATCTTTAATGTATTTCGTGTACTATGTCATTTGGCATTACATCCAAAAGACTTTACAGAAATGCAATATAAAGATGGTAAACGTCCATTCTGGTATCTTACAAAAGATGAACTTTCAGAGGTAGTTGATAGTAGGCCATAATACACCAGTGTGCGAAATCTAATAGAAAGTAGCACACAAATTGGGCTATTGTGTAATGGTAGCACAACAGATTTTGGTTCTGTTCGTAGGAGTTCGAATCTTCTTAGCCCAACGTTTATGTTTTGCCACAATTGTTTGAATACTTTTTTTAGGTTTTACGAAACATTTTTCTTTGAATCTCCTAGCATAGCGGTTCGTGAGAATAGCTATGTTTTTGACTTATTAGCTCAGCTGGTAGAGCACTAGATTTTTAATGTAGGGGTCCAGAGTCCGAATCTCTGATAAGTCACATTTCTTTGTAAATTCAACACAAAATTCAATATATTATGAAAGTTTTAATGTTTATTTTCGTCTTAATAGCACTAGTTGCTCATAAGGCAAGTGAGTTGTATTTCAAAGAGTAATTAACTAATCGCGGAGTGGTGAAGAGGTATCATGCCTGGCTCATAACCAGGAGATCGTAGGTTCGATTCCTACCTCCGCAACAAGTCGTTTCATATTATTTATTAACAACTTTTAAAAATCATTATCAAAATGAAAACATTAGCTAAAATCAAGTGCTTTGGGGCAGTGTTTATCTCGCTCCTTATAGCATGCGTGTGCCTTTCATTTGGCTCATGCGAAAATCCTCCGAGAATCTTGCAGCACAATCAGTGCAAGTGTGGTTTTGACAGTACAATGGTCATAGACCTCGTACAAAGCCTTCACAATCCAACATTCAGCAGCCCATACGATCTAACTCGTTATAGGCATCAGATCGAAGAAAATAATAAGTTGGATAGCCTATTCATGTCACTACCGCAAGATGTACTAGTAGATGCAGCTAAGGTACTACTCAAGACGTCAATGAGTGTGAGTTTGTCTGATGTAATACACGAATATCTAGACAATTCAAACATTTATGACACCCTTGGAAGTGCAACCGATACTGTAGAGTTACAGGTAGATACAAATACTCCGCCTGACTCGCCGTACGATACGATTATTGACGGAAAACAGTATAAACTCGTAAATTCAGAACAGCATGAGTAACGATCATAGTGCTGTTGTCATGATTTACAACGGCAAAGAAGCAGAAAGAAACGACATTGCTGTAATACTGGCAATGCTCAGAGATCGCGGTATCTTGAAAGACGGTGACATCATTGTTAAAACATTCAATGAGAACGATCTCAGTAATATCTTACTTGGTTCAGCAGTAAAGGCCAAGAAGGTGGAAATAAAGGTAGATGAACCAACAAGTCCAAAAGTCGAAGCTCTCACATATCTTGGAAAGATATTCAAGCATATGATGAAAGACTTGCACGACGATGTAGAACAGGTAGCTATATATATGGCTCGCAGATATGCTAGAGGTATATACAATGAAGCTGATACTGTATTCTGCACAGCCATGGACACTATTAGTTCACTCAATCTTGTTGACAAATTTGACGGCGAAATGGCCAAAACTATAAAAAGTTATGGTTTCGACGTCAGTGGATTCTTTAAAATGCTCAGGCATGTAGACAATATCAAAATGTTGTTAGGTAAATAATATGCGCAGCATTAAACGCTCAATGCGATTTGTTCCTAAAAAAGAACATGTCGTAAATCCATACTGCAGAAAAGAAAAGCATAGGTCACTACAAATAGATGACCTAATGGACAATCTGCCGTATAGAACTGTGTTTAATCGAGGTTGTACCTCAAAATATTAATAGTTTTAAACAATTTAAATCATTATCAAAATGGCTAAAAAAGAAGAAGAGAAGAAAGTCACTACGAGTGCAGAGAGCACCGTAGATGCAATTCGTACAGGTAATCAGATCACAGACACTGCTATCGAGGCAGCTCTGACTGAAATCAGCAAAGAGAAAGACGACGCAAAGAAGCGTGAAGCTAAGAAGCAACTTTGTATCGCCACGTATGTCAACCGCAAGACTCTGCTCCAACTGCAGCAGCGTCGTCGTGAAGACAAAATCACCAAGGAGAAGCTTGAGACTTCGAAGCAACTTCTTGAGAGACTTCTCGGCGTTGAGTGCGAAATAAAGGACGGAGAGTGCATTCCGACCAAGAATAAGATTGACGCCGCAAATCGTCTCACTCCTACTCAGCACGAAGCTGAAATCAAGAAGATGGAGGAAGAGGCTGCTAAGAAGATTCGCGAGTCAAACAAGCAGTTTGATGACGACCTTCGCGAGCTGCGCAACTCTTATGAGGGCGGATATCGCTACTATGTAGACAGCTACTGGTACTAATCCCGTCTCATTGTGTTTTTAAACTTTAGTTAGTTTATTGACAGCTTATCCAACACAGAGTCTTTGAACCACGTGTTTATCCTGCCTAAGCGGACGGTCGTGGCATTGCGCCTTTTCAGGGTCCTGCGGGGAATTTTATAACTGAATTAACAGTAACTATCGAGAACCTTGAGTCAGTGATAAGGATAATACCACCGTCTACACGGTGTATAATATGTAGACATCTGATCAAAAAATCGATTATACAGAGCCCAGAGCCTGACTCGACTTAGAGTCAGTATATGAATTTCAAGGGTGTAATACGCCTTATTTAGAGACTAGATCCAATGATAAGTCAACGTATTTTGAGGTTTATGAATATTTGATTTAAGCGTCTTTAATGCTTGAGTGGATTAGCTACCCACAAAAGTACTTAAAAGCGCTCAGATCGAAAGGAAATGGCCTTAAATCGAGTGTTTTGACTGATCATCAAGACATTCACAACAGAAATCTTAGCGTGTGTGAGGTAAACTGTTCGGACACGGGTTCGAATCCCGTCAGGTCCACTAGACAGATACCGCATACTGTCATGCTCCTATGCACTCTACGCCAGATAAGGTACTTCTGGATAAACGCAAGAGGCGGGAGCTTTTACTATACGGGCCTGAATGGATTAGACGGCAGTGGAAGTAAACACATTAAGCGCTTTGATATAAACACAAACGGCAACAATAAAGTTGTAGATTACACTGGTCTCCAGGAGGCCGCGTAATCGGGTGAGGGGGCTACCTAAGTGCCCCCACTTTTGGTGAACGCGTGAGCGGCTATCCGTTGTGAAACGTATAGTTTTAGGTTTGAATCCTAAATTCACCGCAAGTGTAACATTCTAAACTGTAACAAATGAAAAAATCTACAGGATATAAAGAAATGCTACGCGACAGATGTCCTTTTGTATTAAATGCGGCATTAAAATGGTGCAAAGCAAAAGACAGATGGATAGATTACATCTATTATACTCACGTAAAGAAATATCCTAAAAATCAACGCTCGTTGGCAGTAAAACGAGTTTTAGGATTAAAAAACGTAACTACACGTAGAGAAATATACGAC